AAACGATCACTCTCCGAAATTTGCCTATCCGTCCGTCAGAGAACTATAAATACGTGAATCCCTCGGCACGAGCTGTGTCCCCTAACATACCTTCAATCAATGGACATCAGATGAATGATTAACGTCACTGTTTCTGCGTTATCGATATCAATAACGCCATACTTACCATGAAGACCTGATCCAACGTAACGCCCCAGATGCATTAATGAGAGTATTAGTCGAAGCGCGCGAAATGAGAGGTATTAAGATTGGGCCAGACCTGCCGAATTTTCATGAGATGAGACGCGCTGAAATTCGACTATTTGATGTGAGAAGCGAAGAAGTTTTTTGTAAAGGCCATTCGACCATAAAAAACTTTTCTATGAAGAAAAAACAATCGTGATTCAAGCGATCAGGAATATGTGATGGCATAGATTGAATAGTGTGATTTCGGGATGTTTCGTAACAATCACATAAAATCTTTATAAATCATAAAGCAAAAAAAGACCGAATACCTTGCAACCTATTTAAAATCAATAAGTTATTAACCAAAATGGCGATAAGGTGGCGCTTAAGGTTAGCAACTATGCTTCAACAATAATTACCCTATCGCTTTTCAAGTCTATCAACTGACAATATGAATTCTAAATTCTCTTAGCTCTAGAGTGTCAGATTTTTTTAGCTGTAACCTTCAATTTGTCATTGATTTCTTGTGTATTACAGATGTATACAATATCTTCTAAACTTCCAACTTCAAGTCTAAATTCTTTACATTCGGAGTTTTCACGCAAAACTGCGATCCTGAATTCTGATTGATGCGAATATTTGCTGTTTTTCTTAAATGCACTCTCAAGCGAAAATTCACCTATTGAAAATGAAACGGCGCTTTCATCATAATAATCAACAGGCTTAAAATCATAATCTTCGACTTGATTAGCATCAATCAATCGTGTCAGAGCTAGTTCAACTCTCTTTAAGAACTCCTGAACATTTATAATAACAACGGCATAATCACCTAAATTATAAGACTCATCAGGTAATTTGTAATATGATTTCAGCAATTCATATTCATTATCATTAAATACTTCTTTATTTAAAATGCCATGCGAATGCAAAAAAGTCATACAAAAAACATTAATCTGCTCCATCCATTTCATGCTAAATATTACAGGGCCAATTATATTTTTCGAGTCTATTGGCTTGCCATTTACAGTTAGTTTTAGTTCAGTAGGCTGATTAACTCTGTATGCCCCTTCGTGTTTATCAGCTATATTATTTTTCTTATCCTCTTTTAATCCCCTAAAGTATTTTAGTGTATTCATGTATAACGAGCCCTTAATAAACTCATCACGAAATTTAACTTCATTAAATACTTTAACAAAAACAGGTATATCCCTTTTCATCCCTCACCTCTTTTATATGCAATCCACTTAATTAAAGTATTTAAATCGCTGCTAGTGCGTATTGTATCTTTAACGCACGTTTCTTTGCGATTTCAAAACTATTTATTCTGTTTTTAAGTTGCTCATCAATACTAATAAAATCATTGAATCCATGTATTGATACCCCTTCAAATAGACGTCCTACTGCGATCATCATTCCCTTCTCGCCAGGTTTTTGTTAGTCACCACCTGCAGGAATCTTTCCTTTAAGGTCGATATACTCAACGAAATTGTTGATTAGCGATTGAGTAAAGGAATTAATCTCATTCGAATAAATAGTAAAAAAAGCACCACTATATCTCCCATCCAATCCAGGATAGTAATACTCGATTTCCCATGTTTTTTTACTGACTTTAAGCTTACCACCGCACGGAAGCTTTTCTTGATAAAATTCATCATACATTTCTCACTCTCCTTTATTTAAAAAAGTCTTTCATTTTTCAATTAGTGCCCCCCATTCATAAGGCTCTAGAGATTCACCTGTTTCTCTAATGATGATTTCACCTTCAATTCTATCGATCCTAAATGTCTTAAATTTACTGGAAGAGTGACAATATCCTTTTATGTAATGTCCGTCGAAACCTTTAACATCAACATCACGAAAACTATTTTCGCCTTTACTATTTAAATATGCAAAGGCAATTTCTTTTAATGCTGAATCTTTATCTTTGGCATAATTATTTGAGCTGGATTTATATTTAACTTCATAACTTTCTCCCAACCCAAAATTCCTTTCCGCATTCTTATAATCACTAATCACATCCTTATTAACATTCTCTTTCTCTTCATATTTACGGTTACAGAACCATACAACCGTCGCGCCTAGAACCAGCATAAAAAATGATGCCAGAGCTGAATTTGAGGGTTCAATAGCCAGACCGCAGGCGGTTAAGAAATATAAAGCAGAGAAGATAGATTTAAAAAATTTTTTAGCAAAAATTTGCTTTTTTAAACATATACTGCATATAGACCATATACCTAAGACCATAGAAAAAATCACATATATCTTATCCATGAAGAATCCTTATTAGAAATTGTAATCCATTGTTAAAACCACCTTTCCCGCAGTTTTCACCTCTTCTGCGCCGCAAGTAAAGTTTGTTCCCTTGTTTGTGACGCTAATTTTACGGCCCGGCAACAGGGCAATGTCATAAACATCGTATTTATCGTCAATTCCCAGCAGCCAACGCCCGTTGCTAATCTCACCAATATTCATGTCAACGATCCAGGCAGCATTGCTGCTCGAAATGAACATAGGTTCCGCAACGTCATGTGGGATGAATTGTAAGTTAACTTCCCACATTCCAGTGTCATGCAAAGTACCTGTCACAAGATTTTTACGGGGAATTAATTCATTTCCGGATTTTTTAGAAACTTCTTTTCGCTGCTTACCCTTCCCTGTAGCCAGCCATTGCAGATCAACACCTGTATCAAGCGCACACGCCACAACTACATCACCAGGAAAATAATTCCTTCTTACCCAAGTGCTGACCGTGCCAGATGAAATATTTAATAATTCACAGAGTTGCTTTTGCAGTGTGAATCCATATGCATCAAGGATACGGCGAAGCACAGGTTTGCCACCATTCGCCATAACTTCATCGTAAACAGCCTTACCGGTTAGGTTTGACAGTTCATGTAGTGAGTTTGCTTTTTCAAGTTCACCTGTTACTAACCAATTAAGATCAGCGCCAGTATCCAAAGCACACTGCACGATAGCATTACCTGGAACCTGCCCGCGTTGCACCCAGCCGGCAACATTGCTTTTAGCTATTCCCAGATGCTCGGCCAGCTCCTTTTGCATACTAAAGCCGTAAGCAGAAAGCATTCGCTCCAAAACTTCAGACCCAACAGCTTTTTCAATACGCATCCATAACCCTTAGGTTTGATTTTCTTATTTACAGATAAGAAAAACGGATCTAAAGTGTTAGCACACCACATACAACACCATAGAACACGTTTAACTAACAGGAGATACTGCGTTATGCATACTGAAAATGCAAATAGTCAGAACGCATTTGACTTAGTGCAATCTCAAGATTTTATAACCAATGTCGCAGCGATTTTGATGCCAGCTATCAGCGAAGCAGTAAACGACGCTGTAAACAAAGCTGTCACGCTGGCAACCTCCCCAACAATGTCTAAGCAGGACTTTGCTGCAGCCAATCGCATTAGCCTGTCAGTGCTAGAGAAATGGATTGCTAACGGGGTTGTTCTGCTCGCCCCTACCCCATCTTTCACCTACACGCAGAACCGCACTAATCGTAAGACAGGCGAAGTAGTAGAAACCACCATGACGAAACATGGCAATCCGCTTATCAATGTTGCTGCATGGCGTGAAAAGAACCGCCAGCAGGCAATCAAATGCCGCTACATCAAACCCTAACTTGATTTTGCAAGTTAAGAAGGATCTGAGCATGTTTGATTTCAAGGTTTCTACCCATACCCATTACGACGATGCATGTCGCAAATTCGCGGTAGCTCACAACATGGAAGACGTCGCGAAGCAGTCCGGAATGCGTGCGCAAACTCTGCGTAATAAGCTGAATCCAGACCAGCCGCATCAGCTTACCGTCTTAGAGGTTTTAGCTCTTACCGATGTCACTGAGGATGCAACGTTAGTTGATGGCTTGCTGGCACAAATCCAGTGCCTGCCCTGTGTGCCGGTAAACGAAGTCGCTGATGAAAAATTCCCCCTGTATGTCATGAAAGCTACTGCAGAAGTGGGCCAATTAGCAGCAGGCGCAACCTCTAAAGAGCCTATGACAGCCAACTGTAAACGTGGCCTTCTGCAAAACGTTAATAGCGGTATTCGCTGCTTAACACTAGCCGCAATGGCAGTACAGGCGCGTATTCAGGCTAATCCGGCCTTGTCCTCAACTGTCGATGCTATCAGCGGCATCGGTGCATCACTTGGTATGAGTTGAGGGGGAATCATGATCTCATTGGCAGCAAGACTCACACGCCAAAGCCCATCCATGTCATACGGACACGGCTGGATTATGGGAGAAAACGGTAAGCGCTGGAATCCGGCAACGCCGTCATCTCTAGAAGTAAAAGCACAGACATTACCTAAGAGGAACAAATCATGGCTATCGAAGGCGATTCCATGTTGGTCGAACTAACAGCCGGTCAACGTGTTGCCGCGCTGAATCATGTTGCTCTACTTCGGGCTCAACTGATGGGCGGAAATTGCGAAAAATATGTAGCCCGTTTTATTGCTGAAATGCGCGATGTTACTGACAGCAATTATCAGGATAACAAACGAGCGTTAAGCGCCATTTTTTTCCTGGCGCATATAGGTAAAGACCGGCACTCAGCCGATTTTACTGATCTCACTACTGATGAAAGAAACGCGTTGATTCGCGCAATGAACCACCTGAAAGCCGTTGTGAGTTTGTTCCCCAAACGAATGACTATTACGAACTAAAGAATCCAAAGCAATTAATTGGCGTAAACCCGCCGGGATTCGCTTTGCCTGAAGAAAGGAAAATTACATGCTGAATAAATTATCTGGTACCAGTAAACCTGGCTCCTATATCGAACTCGATATGATGTTAAATGATGCGCGTCGCGAAGAACGTCGTGGTCGTGCTGACCTCATGATATCCCGCCTTAACATCCTGGCCTCGAAAATTCGCCGGGAAGAATTAACCTGTGTCGAAGCAGCCGAACTGCTTAATCAGGAAGCGGAAAAAATTCAGGCTCAGATTGAGGAGGCGCACTAATGGCTGACTCAATGGACATCGTACAGCAGCGCACCGACGAAATGCTGGCTCGCAATATCGCGAATATCGTCAATCGCGCGCCTGCTATAAGCGCCTCATTTTGTGAAGACTGTGATGCCCCAATTCCTGAAAAACGCCGCCGCGCATATCTGGGTGTAACTCGCTGTTTTTCCTGCCAGGAAATTGAAGAACATTGTAATAAACACCGGCAGGGCAATGTCTGATGCATGAAGAATTTGCTTACCCGTGGAATGCTCCACGGGAAGCCATCGCCAGCCC